CTACAATTCCGCCCGTTTGTGAAGCAATCGTTGTTCCCATAGGCGCACCAAAGTCCACTCCTCTGTGATAAGTTGAACCAATACCGCCTGGACTACTTCTTGGACCATAGCCAGATGTTCGTCGCATTCCGCCAAAATTTATGTTCCCTGGTGCTAGGCTGGCTAGTTGGTCTTTGATAAAACCAACAGCCGAGTCTTTCACCCAGCCCCAGCCAGAGTCTATAATGTCACTAACTGCTCCGCTAGGGAATGAAATATTATTAATCCCTAAACGATCTAACAAGTTACCGACAACGTTTTTAGCACCACCAGAAACCCAATTCCAGATACTCGAACCAATGCCTTTTAATTTATCCCAGACTGCACCAATACCACTTGCATATTCTGGGATGCCATATTTTTCCATAATGTCTTTTGTTTCTGGTCCGCTTGCTACCTGTGTTCCTCGCGGTAAATCAACCAATGTGTCTGTATCGGGCGACAGCCCCATATGGCCATTCGGATAAAGAATTAATTCTTTCATACCGCCATCGCCTACAAGCGCAGGGCCACCAGGGTGGCTGTCAGTACCATCTGCGTAAGCAAGCCTGGTTGGTCTCGAAGTACCACTATTCGTTCTATTTCTAGACACTCGGCCAATTGAAACTGTTCCGACTCGCTTACTTGATCCTAATTTATCCATTACCCAGTTAATTCCACTGACAATTGAATTTATTCCAGTCTCCAAAGCGCTTGCTCCAGAATTTATGAATTGAGCTATTGAATCTCTTATCGCGCTATTTCGCCATGCAGTTGCAATTTTCCCGGGGATAGCCCTTGCTTTTTCTAACATATTGTCCCATGTTTCCGCCCACCAAGCATCCACACCATCAGCCCAAGTATTTAAATCATTGCCAAATACTTGCCATTTAGAAAGAATTTCACCAGTTTCCCAGTCAACTTCGTTCACATGTTCCGCCGCTTGTTCTTGGGCTTCTGTTACGATGCCAGCGTGTCGTTCTTCAGCCGCTGTTATCGTATCATCTTTGGAACGCCCGGCCTCTTCAATGAGTTTGTTCGCTTCTTCTTCAGAGATAGTGCCCATTACATCGCGTTCATAAGCGATAGCTGCAATACGTTCCTCATATTGCTCGGTCGCTTCGGCAACGACACCTTCTTTCGCTTCCTTTGAGCGCATTACAGTATCTGCCGCGGTTCTTGCGTCAATCGCACCCTTTTCTTGCGACATGGTTTCTTTAATGATTAGTTGTTCTTCCTCAGACGCGGATAATGTTTCAATAGCCAAACCTTGCATTCTTTCGTTAATCTTTTGTAATTCTTGTTCTTCTTCTTCAGTTAGCGTGCGTTCTTCTTCGGCTGCGATTTGCAAGATTTCTTGTTGTCGATTGTACATATCTTCAAGCTGTTTATCTCGATTCGTGTAGTTTTCATTTAGTTTTTCAAGCATTTTTTGTTCTTCTTCATCCACAGTTTCGCCAGTCTCAGCAAACAATTCTTGCATCGTGCTTACATTTTCTTCACGGTTTATTTCCGCCGCTTCCGAAATCGTAGAATACATATTGTCGAATAAACCTTGCAACTCAGCAGTTCCCTCTTCAGTAATCGGCTTGGTATCCGCAAATAATAAGGTCATTTCTGTTTCAGCGTTTGTATGCAAGTCTTGAAAATCTAATACGGCTTCTGTTGTTGTATCAGACACCTGGTCACCAAAGCCTTCGACGGCTGGGATAGCATCTTCTTTCATGTGGTTATGGAGTAATGCTCCGCCACCGATGATTGCCCCAATGGCTATTCCCCATGGGCCAGTAGCAAATGCTGCTACTTTACCTAGGCCGGCACCCAGACCGCCAAGTGCGGCTGTCAACCCGCCTTTTGCGGCGATTAATTGGAGTAATTTGCCCATTGGAACTAAAAGTTTACCGATTGATGAAACTAAAGTTCCACCAATAATTAATACTGGTCCAATAGCGGCCGCTAGTGCACCCCATTGAACGATGTTTTCTTTTGTTTCATCAGATAAATCAGAGAACCATTGAACAGCTTCTTTTACACGTTCGATGATTCCCTCAAATGCGGGTGCCATTTCATCAAACAATTGTAGGGCAACTTCTTCTAACATCGACTTCAATTCACGTAAAGAACCACCTGTGGTGTCTTCCATCGTGTCCGCCATGTCTTGTGCTGAACCTTCTGCGTTGTCCACAGCGCCAGCCAAAGCGTCATAATCTTCTTCGGACGTGTTAATAACAGCTAAAGCTCCAGACATTGCTTCTTGTCCGAATAGCGTTGTAGCCACCTGTGCTTGTTGCTCTTCGTCTAAGTGACCGATTGTGCCTCTTAGCTGTTGCATAATGTCGTCAAGTGGTCGCATCGTTCCGTCTGCATTTGACACTTGTAGTCCTAATTCTTCAATCGTATCGGCAGCTGCACCAGTCGGAGAGACTAACCGTGTCATCATAGAACGTAATTGTGTACCTGCTTTTTGACCTTTTATACCATTATCTGCAAGCAATCCTAGCGCAACAGATGTATCTTCAATCGTAAATCCTAAAGATCCTGCAATTGGTGCAACATATTGAAATGCTGCTCCCATACCTGATACGTCCGTATTTGCATTGGAGGAAGCAGCGGCTAAGACATCCGCCATACGCGCGGAATCTGCTGCTGCTAGTCCGAATGCTGTTAATGAATCTGTTAAAATATCGGAAACAGTTCCTAAATCTTCACCAGACGCAGCGGCTAACTGCATCGTTCCGTCAATACCATCAAGCATTTCATCAGTTTCCCAGCCTGCCAGAGACATGTAGTAAAGAGCATCGCTTGCTTCGGACGCGCTAAATCGTGTTGTAGCGCCCATCTCACGCGCTTTATCCTCCAGATCCTCCAACTCAGAAGCACTTGCACCAGATGTAGCTTGTACTTTTGCCATTGAATCTTCAAAAGAAATACCAAGTGTTGCTGCGGCTGCTCCCACACCAACCAATGGCGCGGTTACATAAGCTGACATGTTTTGCCCGACATTTTTCATGCCGTCACCGACTTGAACCATGTTTTCACCGGTGGACTCTAGTTGTTCGCCCACTTTATTCCAATTGCTATTTTGACGTTCTTGTTCTTTTCGAAATTCTTCCATTTCAGCTGTGGTGGTATCGAGTTGTCTCTCTAAATAATTAAGGTTGTCCGCCTGTTTGTTATATTCAGTCGCTAGGCGCGTTGCGGCCTTTGAGTTTTCGCCTTGTTCATTGACAGCTTCTTCGTGTTTTTTGCCTAAATCATCAAGGTTCTTCCGTTGTTTTTCGATATCATCATTTAAGCCTTCAACTGTTTTTTCATAGCTTCCCATAGACCTTTCGCCATATTTTAAGTTGTTCATATTCGTTCGGATGGAAGAGTCTAGCCCACGGAAACTACGTTTTATTTCGGATAGACTACGATCAATGCCCCCACTGTCTAAATCAAGACCAATACTTAAGCCCGAGATTCTTTCTGCCAAGTAATTTCCTCCTTCCTAACCACCAAAAGCAGAGAGTAACGATTCTGTTTCGGTTGGTTTATTTTCTTCACGCAATAATTCCATCAAATAAAAATAAGGCATATCTAACACTTGGTTGATATCTTTGCCTTCCTTTACCATGTTTAAAATAAATTTGTCAAAATAGTCAATTTGTTTTTCCCAAGTAAAATCTTCAGGATTTAAGTTTTCTGCTCCAGCAACTTTTTTGACGTATCAGATTGTTCGCCCCTTGCGACAAAGAACACTTGTTCTTGCAATTCTTCAACCATACGATATGGTGGCAACCCTTCTTCCAATTCCTCAACGGTAAATTGACTGCCATAAATATCATTTGCGACAAAGTCCAACAGTTTGTCTAGGTTTTCCATTTCTTCTTCTGATTCCTCTAATTCTTTTGATAATGACAAAGCGTCTCTAAAAAGTCGTCCTGATAGATAAGGACTTGTGTAATACACTTTTGTTGTTGTTTGATCTTTTTCTTCATCAAAGCCTGTGACTAATTCAATTGCATTTCGTTTTGTTTTTGCCATTTAAACTTCCTCCTAAAAAATAAACGAGCAAGGATTTCTCCCTACTCGTCTGTTAGTAAATCAATCAACTCTGGTTTATTGTCTTTTGAATCGTACTCTATTCCTTGTTTATCAAGTTCTTTCTTCAGTTCTTTCACCGTCAAATCGTTCAAATCGTCCTCTTTTTTGATTAAAGGCTCTTTCCGCTTGTTTTTGTCTGTTGAGAGAGTCTTTACACGAGCTTTTGAGGGCTTCGGCGCATCTTCGTGCGGGTAATCATCGCCCAAACGGTACACACGACGTCCATCTTTCAAGTCTGTAAAATCTTTAACTACTTTATAAGTCATTGATTAAACCCCCTCTGGTGTTGTTATTCCGAATAGCGCACCAAAAATAGCGTCGCGAACAGCCGTTTCTCCTGCTTCGTCTACACCCAGTAGTGCTGATTTTTCTTCAGAAAACCCAGTCATTTCACGGTCCATAAATTCAGCAGTGATTTCATCCGCTCCAAATTCTACGGTATCTGTTTTAGAAGTTCCGGTAACAGAAGGACGCATGAAAATCCCTTTTGGTAATCCTACCCACTCTTTGGAACCGTCTTCGTGTGTTTTTGCAAATACACATGCCGCATACGGCGGTGTATCGTTTGACCCATAAGCACTTAGTCCTTCTGCAGTTACTTCTAGGCCCAATAGTTCATTACGGTCTTCCAGTGGCAGTTTATGGAATGCTGCGGTTACTGAAGTGTTTCCGTTCGATACAGCAATTTCTGCCGTTCGGTTATCCCCATACGCACGGATTGGTTCTTGTGGCATTTCTACCGTGATATTTTGTAAGAATTCAATGCGTTCCGGTTCGCCAACTGCGGCGTCTGAGTCGTCTAATGTTGCGTAGTAAAATTCGTCTACTCCTGTTGTTGCTCTGTATTGTTTAACCATTTATATTATTCTCCTTTTTGTTATATAAGTTGTTTTCTATAAATCTTTCCTCTAAATCGTTTGGCTTGTCTGAAAATTCCAGTGTCTTTATCCCACTCATCGCCAGTCCCGCCTGATTGATGAAAACCAATGTCCCAAAGTGTTTTATTTACTTCTTTCATCAGCGTATTGGTCAATTGTCTATCTTTTGTCCACACATCTAACTGAAAAAGGTAATCCCAAGTCAGCCAAGTATTGTCCGCATAGTCGGCAGGAAGTGGTGCATCGAGTGGGTCAATAACAATGTGCGGTTGACTAACATCGCCAGTTTCTGGATACTCGTAGTATTTAATGCGGCCATCGGCTTTTTCAGCAATGGTTTCATTCGCTATCAACGCGTTATAAATCAAGTCTTCTGCTTTCATAGCTTTGCAACCTCTTTTTTAATCGCTTTGCGATACGCACTTTCAGAGTTTCTCAAAGCGCGGGCAATTGCACCTTTTCCTCGAGGGTTCGGGTTGTTTACCGTTCCAAATTCGTTCAAGTGGGCGACACGGTATCGGTTTTTAGGTCCTTTCCAATGGGCTGTAATTGTTCTAACACCTTTGATATCACGAGGTTCAGTAAATGTTAATTCGTTCAATGTCGCGCCAGTGTTTTTGAATGTTTCTAGTTGCTTTCTCAATTCCCTTTCGAACACTTTAGCACCAGCTTTAAGCGCACGATCTGAAATGCGCTTCATTGCTTGGTTACCCAGCTTTCTTTCGAGCTGTCGCTCTAATTCTCTTTGTCCAGTAACTTTTACAGGCATTAATTAACCACCCCCGCAACGATACGAATAAAGTCACGCAACTGAGGTTCAGGCGCAACATCTTTAATCTGATAACGCTTGCCTTTATATTCTGGCATATCAATTGATAAATAATTTTCGTTCTTTGGTACAAATTCGCCGTGTGTTTCGCGAATAAACAACGTAACATCTGATAACGTTTGCGTGGATTTTGCTTGCTCTAAATCTCTTGTCCACACAGAGTCAATCTTAGCGCGTGTTTCAAATAAAACTTTTTCTTTTTGCTCTCCTGGTTCCGGCCCGTCATTTGGTACATATTCATAAAAAATAACTGGTGTTCTTAATTCGCCATTGTGAATACGCGGGCGCTCATACTCCATTTTCATCAAGCACACCGCCTTCCAATTCCAATGATAGGCTAAGGAGTTGACTAAGGAAGTTATCCTCAAAAAACTCCAAAGCATCATTGTAAGCATAGCGCGAACGTTCGAACACTAGCTCTTTACCTCTTTCGTTCTCTTCAAGCGAAAACTCTCCACACTTTGATTTAATGTCCTCAAAGGATGCAGAGAGTGTCCGTTTTAACGATTCATCTTCCGAACCGTGGTAAATCGTCATGTTTTCTTTGAATTCTTCTAAAACTTTGTCGCTAACCATGAGGAATCAACTCCCTTCTGATTAAGCGCCTTCGGGCTCTTCTTCGGTCGCTTCTAATACTTCTAAACTCCAAATAGCCGCTGCCTTATCATCTCGTGCTTTTCCGTAAACAAATTGTTTAGCCGTGTAAAGATCTAAATCTTCAAGTGCGAAGGTTTCTTCAAACTTTCTGATCGTGACGCCACCTGCTACAAGCGCATCGTATCGTCCGGAGACGAATGAAAGCACTTGTCCTTCTTCTTGTGCTTCGGACTCAATAATGTTAATTCCAAACGGTACACGGTTCACATACGCCGCGTTTGCATCTGGTACAGCAAATGCAACCTCTAAATCAACTGCATCGTCTGGGGACACTACTAAATTCAAGCGTCCAGATGTCGCTAAACGTTTGCCGTTTTCTTTCACCGCGTGAAATTTCTTGATTTGACGCATTGTCATCAAATTATGCTTGCCTTCGTTGATAAAATCAATTTCTAATGTTCCTGAAGGTTCTTTCTCAGGATAAACACCACCAGTAACAGAGACATCCTCGCCCACCTGACGATTTAGTCCGACCGGTTGTTCATTTCCGTCACCATGTAAGAACGCAACCTCTAATCCTGTTGCAAAGACTTCTGTGATTTGCAGACGGACGAAGCGTTCGATCCAATCTACGCTAAGGTCTTTCAAGTCTTTAGGTACAACAACATAAGCTGTTGCTTTGTTTTGAATTTCTTCCTCTTCTGCAAAGTTTGCGTCCAGTTGTCCGCGAATTCCATCAAAGATTTTGCCCCAGACTAATTCACCAGTTGTTTCAGCTTTCAAGAATTTGACACGAGGGCCAGCGTTTCTTAGTCCAATCGCATTTAATAGCGGGTGTTCTGTTGTTAAATCTTCAAAGATTTGATCGATTGTCGTTTCTGGCAATAATGATTCTTCTTTGTAGCCTACTTCTGTATCAATCTCATTAAAAAACTCGTATTGTTCTTGGTCTAAGCCAGATTTCTTAATTCCAGCACTTGTTCTAGCTTCTTGTCGCGCTTCTTTCTTTACCTCTTCAAATAAAGAGTCAATCATCTTCTCATACGCTTCACCTTGTTCTTCTGGTTCAGCTCCTTCTTTTGCCAATTTGATATATTCTTCTTTTGAGTTTTGGAAAATATCGCCATTTAATTTAATCGTCATTTATTTTTTCTCTCCTTTTTTGTATTAAAAAATGAACCTGTCAGATTTTTTTGACGGTTCATCATCCTTTTTATTATTATTTTCATTGCTTAACTCATTGAACTTTTCCTCGACTATTTCGCCGATTATTCCAGAAATGTCGTCCACATCAAGTTTTACTACATTTGTTTCTTCTTTCTGTTTCGTTGCCCGCAACTTGTCAATCGCTTCTTGAGATAAAACAGGTGTTGCGGAAGCAACTAATTTTGGCGCTTCATTTTGGAACATCACTTCATCCGCAAAGCCGTTTTCGACTGCGTCATCTGCTGACATCCAAGTTTCTTCCGCCATTAGACTTAATATTTCTTCGTCTGGCTTTTCAGTGCGCAGTGTATAAGCATTCGCGATAGATTTATCATGGCCAGATAAGATTTCACTCATTTTTTCGTGGTCAACATTGTCGCCAACTGTAATTGTTGACACATTGTGAATCATCATTTGCGCAGTAGGTGACATTTGAATGCTATCTCCAGCCATTGCAATCACTGAAGCAGCACTTGCAGCAATTCCGACAACTTTTACATTGATACTTCCTGCATATTCCTTCAGAGCAGTATAGATTTCACTTCCAGCATAAACATCACCGCCACCTGAATTGATTGAGATTTCCACATCTTCGTTTGTTTCTGGCAATGCTTCAATCACCGTTTTTGGTGAGGTAGCTTCTAGTTCCAGCCAATCATATATCCATTGATCGTCATTTCCGATAATCGGTCCTTTAACATCAATTTTCTTCATCGTTGTCCTCACCCCCTTCCACGTCATCACGTTCGTAGTTTTTGGTAATATAGTACGCGTTCATCTCTTCTGTATCGATCGGTTCATGCCCTGTTTTCACTCGGACTTCGTTTCTGTTAAACGCTCCGCTTGAAACGATTTTGTCGATTGATTGCGCCAATTCAAAGATGTTCGGACGATTGATCCCAACCACTTCGATGTAATCGCCATCCATATATTCCTTTTGAGTGAACAGTTTGGCGTTTAATTCGCCTTCAACCTTTTTTAGGATAGGCTCTAAGCAAAATTGATAAAAAACTTCCTTATTTTCTCCTAACTCTGCTACATCACCATGTATTAACTTTGGTGGAACGCCAACCATTCTTGCTACATCATCAACAAATTCATTCTTGATGTCCGCCATTTCACTTGTCGCTTGACCTTTTTCCCCTCCATCTGCGATCTCATCATAATTGAATCCTTTTGTTTGCGGAACAATCGCCACGGAGTTTTTACTAAACATTGAAAACAACTTGTTAACATATTTTTGTAACCGTTCAGCTGTTTCTTCGCTAAAGCCAGCCGTCTGTTCAATGTCAACAACCGCTCTTATTTGATGATTTCGCAATGAAATGTTCATCATACGGCCAAATAACTCACCATAATCAGCAAATAAGCCGTCTACAAATTTAGACAACTCTTCATTGTTGTATTCCATGTATATCGCTTCATCCATTGAGAAAGAGCGCTCAAACGTGTAATCTTTCACCTTTACTTCTTCGAAAGCATCTGGATAAAGTGCGTATTCTTTCCGCTCAAAGTAATCTGCAATCAACAAATCGTCTGTATCACTCAATACAATTAACACTTCATTTTCATAAATCAATTCATAAATGACTTTTTGCCAAAAGGTTGTGGCGCTCATGTCTGTATTCGGCCTAACGTTCAATTTATAGCGCCAAGGGCTTTTGCTAGTTTTGCCGTCAGCATACACTCTGAATTCAGACTGCGAAAAACTCCGCCCGACAAAATTTAAAACAGCATCAACCGCCATGCGTTTCAAATACACACGATCAGATGTCTCTTGTATTAGATCTAAATCATAAATAAAATCCAAATCTTCTCTTTTCGTTATTCGATTAAATAAATTCTGTAATAATGCCACTTGCTCCCTCCCCTCTTAAAAATCAATAGCGTCCATCATGTCAAAGAAACCTTCCAAGTCCCCTTCTTCCTCCAATATGTTATCTGCTTGCCACAACGCATGAATAAAGGCCTGAAAACCATCTGTCTTCCGTCGGACTTCATCCTTCTTCAAGTATTGCTTGTTGCCATCTTTCTTAATTTTTACGTACACGTTGTTGGTGTACCAGCGCATCAACGGATTATCTCCAAAGATGATTCTATTTTGTGCGAATAACGTTTCAACACGAGGCGCAAGCAGCGAATGAATGGAATTAGGGTTGCGAATATAAATTAATTCAAAACCCTCGGCCTCCAAGGCGGCCTTGACTAAATCAAGCCTAAAAGTATCCGCCACAATTCTGTTCACGCCGTATAACTCTCTCATTTCCACAAACCAGTCAACAATATGTTTGACATCAATAACAGGGCCATCTAAAACAGTAAGTAGCCCCTTTTTTTCCCAGTCATAAATCGGCGCTTTAAGGTCAACATTTTTCAAAAACCCGCGTCTAGCAAAAGAATGTGTTTTCCATACGTAATCTTCCCCGACTTTAAATAACAGACCTACTGCAGCAAAGTCGCGTATACTTGCAAAGTCTAAGCCACCCACAGCGACTCTATGCTTTAGGTCTGGAACCTCCCTTAATATCTGCTCGTTATCGTCCGGAAGTGTTTCGTGACCTGTCCGCCATATTTCATCCCAAGTTGCCACAGAAGCTGTTAAATCAGTCGCTGGGTGATTCATCCGCTTTGTCATAAAACGAATCCGCGCCGAAGGCTTAGAGTTTCCCAGAGTTACATACTGTCCTCTGACAACACGATATAGTTCTTTAGCATAATCGCTCATTGGCTCGTGAAACATCGGATTAGCTTTTTGCCAGTTTGATTCATCGTCCATTTCTTCTTCGCTATCCAATGTAGCCATAAAAGGAAAGAGCCGATCTTCTGGTGCGCGACCATGAAGCACATTCATTGCGCGTTCTTTCAAATCATCTAAGTATCCACCCCGAACAAATCCATCGGTAGTGATGAAAAATTCTCTTGAATGCTTTACTTTTCCAAGTCCAGAATTGAATACATCAACGATAGTTGAATCTTCATATTCATGTACTTCATCATAGATAACGCATCCATCACGGCGGCTATCCTTTGTTCTGGCATTAGAGGTGCTATGTCTGATTCTGCTTTTGTTTGTCTTACTAACAATTTCTGATCGCTTCGCATGAAATTGCGACTGCAAGACTTGGCCGCTATACGTTTCTTCATTTATCGTATTATAGACTTCGTCAAAAGAAGTGAGCGCCTGTTCTTCTGAGTTTGCAACAATTGAAACGTCGTATTCTTTGATACCGTGCAAGTCACTTATAAAAAAGTTAGCTAACGTGGATATAAGTCCATTTTTGCCCGCACCTCGTGCTTCATAATAAAAATGTTGATTATAATATGGATAATCCCCATCTTCTTCGTATAAAAAAACGAATGCCGTTTTAAATTTTTGAAATGGCTCTAACTCAAAGTAGTTTTTTTCGGTAAAAGAAATGTAGTTTTCGTGCATTTCGGTGTCAAAGTACAAATCGTCTCGATTAAGAATATATTTTTTTAAGTAAGAAAATAAAAGAACCATATATTCACTGACTTTAATTTCACCAGCTTCATATTGGTTTATATAAAAATCTACGTGTTTGTTTTTTAGCATTTTATATCATATCTTCTGCTGAGAATTTTGGTGGACCTTTATTTTCGTCGGTAAAATTAAATGTTTTTTCTATATTCATAATCGAGGAATTCACTCTGTTCATTTCATTAAGGAGAGGATGAGATTTCACAAATGATTGGCTTCCGTTTTCTGTGGTAACAGAGACACCCTCTTTTCGAACAGTTTTTTCCATCCTGCGATACATCTCAATATGTTTTAAGTAGCGCCCAACTTTTTCCATTTCGACAGGATTGCTCGTATCGATCCTTGACTTAAGATAATCCTTGATGTGATCGATCCCAACGTCGATTCTGAAATTTTTCATTTGTCTTATCCCCCCCATGTGTGTGTTTTCGGTGAAAAATGTCGCTAATCGAGCCCCCTCCCCGGCCCCAGAGAACATATTTTTGCTGAATTATTTTTTGGTGGGGGGTCTCATTTCGTTTTAAGTTTTATTTTTTAGGTAAATGATTTGCAAAATAAAAAAGTTGCTCGTTATAAGTAACTTTCCACTTACGTTTCCTTTAATTCAGACATCTCTATACTCATTTCTTCTTGTATCCTATCTGTCTCTTCCAACAACTTCCTTGCTTTACTTCTATCGCCTGTCTTCAATGCCGTTTGTACTTGCTTACGCAATTTCCTAATCCCCTTTTGCTTTCCCCTTATGGATTCATTCGTTACGAAAGCTAGGTATTCATGCTGACACTTTGGACAAGTAAAGATAGTCTTTGTGTTTCCGTTCTTTGTTTCTACTTCTTTGAGGTCTGGAGTAAAGACTGTTCCACAATTATCACAAGCTACTTCCATCACTACCACCTCTCATCGTTCCACTTAATCTCTCTTACATTCTCTGGATCATAGTTAAAGCGTTTGTGGCGTTTATTATGGCAGTCACGACAAAGAGTGCGCAGGTTATTCATGTCAAGTGCAAGCTCAGGATACTTTTCTAACTCTTTGATATGGTCTACCTCGAGTGTTGCATCGTTCCTTAGAGTAACTTTGCCATCCTTCTTACACCATTGGCACTCGTGGTTGTCACGCTCTAAGACTTTTGCTCTTAACGTTCGCCACTTCTTTGACTTATAAAACTTCCTAGCTTCCGCTTTATCATCATAACCTCGTTCACTCATTTGTCTACCACCTCCCAATATAAAAGGCGCTAATCTACATTAAGTCAGATACACATGATTTTCTTGCGAGTTTCATGCTGATCACCATCCTTTCTATTTATCAATTGTCGTTGGTTTCAAAATAGCTTCGATGATGTTCACCGCCTTTCAAATGTATGTACTAATCAAATGTTTTCCGGCTCAATTCTTTCAGTTGAGCATTAGAACAATGCCGATTGACCTACGCTCGATTTCCTCCCTAAGTAATCCAGTATCCTTACTTCTCTTTCCTCGCTATAAAAACTCTGGTTCGGATACCAATTACCAAAACTTTTGTTCCCTTTGCTACTGTTACAACTTTTGCAAGATGGAATGATGTTGTTTTTAGTGTACGCTCCACCTTTACTTAAAGGAACGAAATGTTCTTGCTCCAATTTCTGTTCCCGGTTATCAATAACCTCTTTTTCTGAAACACCACAATATGAACACTCATAACCAAAATGTTTCTTTGTGTACTTCCAATCGTCAACCGTGAAATCGTTGGGCAGCTTTTTTACTCGCGCATTTCTTCTTTGGGTAATTGCAACGACTAGGTCTTTGTTTTTCTTAGCCCACTCTTTGTGCTGTTTGCTCCGTTTTTCTTTATTTTCTCGGTAGTATCTCTTGTCATATTTTGATATTTTTCCTTTGTTTTCTCTATAATACTTTTTACCTTTTTTGTTTTTACATTTTTTACAACTAGCATACAACCCATCTGCATTAGAATGTTCCCCTTTGGCACTATGAAAATATTCCAATGTCGCAGGATATTGCTCTTCGCATTCAGTGCACTTTTTATAACCAGCTTTTACTTTAATTTTCAAGTGATTAGTAAAGCTCCGTCCTTGGCATTCCTTACATGTACCTGAAACTCCAAGCCAATGTCGCTTGCTGGTTACATAATGGTCGGTGTCGGCTGGCAACTCTCTCTTGCACTTGTTACATTCCTTATAGCCCTCTTTCGCTTCCAAATATTTAGTAAAATTGACCCCTCTACATTCTTTGCAAGTAGACTCCATTCCGTCTTTGTATCCTTTGTGCGATCGAAAATGGTCTAAATTAGCAAGGAGTCTCCTTTTACACTTTCTACATTTCTTTAACTTTGTATCGTTTTTTGTGTTATACTTAGTCATGAAATCAATTCCTTTCTAATTGGTTTCCTTGGCTAGGGCGTTCAAGCGCCGCTAGTCTTTTTTTTATTAATCTAACATCTCATAACCTGAACCTTTCGGGCTATTGCATTTGTCGCATCGACCGCTTTTGCCGTGCCTGCGCAACTTAAAGCCTGCGTTGTGATACTCCATCATGCACCTACGACAAAATGTCCGAATGTCTCGAGGTTTCTTTGAGGTGCTTTCTGATGTTTGCATCTAATCTCCTACCCGCTTTCTGCTTCTGCTTTAATTCTTCTTTAGAAAGTTTCTTTTTCGTCATGTAAATGCTCCTTTTGTGTTGTCTCCCGCTTACGACAAAAGTTGCCTCAGCGTTGGTATACCAACATTTCATTTTTTAAGGAGCCTAAGGGATTTGAACCCTTGCACCGATTGACGGCTCACTGGTGTTCAAGACCAGCACATTACCACTCTGTCAAAGCTCCATATA